GCAGCCAACTTATCTGTGAATTCAATAAGGTCACGTAGCCCCGAGGTATGTTCAGGCCCAAGCCCCAGCATGGTAAGCACGCTACGTACAAACTCAGTAAAGCCATTGGTGCGAGTTACCACGCCGGTCACGTTCTCACGCAGGAATTTCTGCATGTACGGATCAGTCATGCCATAAGCTACGAACTCGGTGACTTTACTAAACGCATCGGCTTCTATTAGGTCAGCCAAATCTGCTGGTATTTCTTCACCTTCTCGCTGGTACTCCCTAGCCACCTGACGAGCCACATCACCTGCTCGATCCATAAGATCGATCAAGTCTTGGGTAACGCTTTGTAGGTTCTCAGGTACATACAACCCTAGTTCCTCAGCATACATCGCATAAATCAAGCGTTTGTTGACCGTGGCGTGGACAGCCTCGTGCAAGACAATCTGGTTGTTGATACCCATATTGCCGGGGTTAGGGCCAAATCCGCTACCCCGCACGTAGATGTCGTCTTTCTTACCATCAAGATCGTACAGACCGTTTGCATCCTGCATCTCTTCTGGCGCGGAAGCTAGCGTGTCTGGGTTCACTACATGGAACGTAGTAGCTCTAATGCCCGCACGGTTATCCCTAGCTAAGAGACGTGTAGCGAGTGCCTTCTCAAACGGATTACCCGTAGATGAGATGTATGTCAGCACATCCGTGATTGGCTTACCCGAGAACTGCTCTAAAGCCGGATTGGGTATCAAGCTAGGCGCTAGGCGTTTAGGCACCCGTGCTTGAGATGTGGGCGGTATCTCAACCTTACGACGCTTCTTGACCGTGACGGTAGGCGCGGGGGCGGCTTTAGCGGCTGGCGCAACTTCGGGGGTTGGTGCAGCTTCACGTTCCGCAATAGTCTGGAATGCCTGTAGCTTGTCTTCGTACGGCAGCGTCTTGATAAAGTCTATCGTCTTGGTCTGAGCATTGTTAAGAGCTTCTGGCTGACGCGCATCCGGGGCATATCGTGGATTGACGTTAAACTCCGCCAGCCGCACCAGCGCATCTTGGTATGCCCTACGGGTGTTGTTGAAATAAGAGTACGCGCTCTCCATCTCAGCTATATCGCGCTCGAACTCTTCTTCAGTAGTCTCACCTCGACGACGCAGAAAATCTTCATCAAACGTCTCGCCACCATACGGCTCGATAGCAGCACGTGCTTGCTCAAGCTGAAGCTGTAGTTTCCTGATGACATTAATCAACCCAGACTTACCAGCAATAGCGGCTTCTAGTTTCTCGCTAGCCTTGACGGTCTGCCTTCTAAATTCAGCTGGTTCGGCTTGCCCTGCCTTGCGCTCAGCAGCGGCGGCTTCACGCTGATCCGTGACCGCATCTAATTCTTTGGTAGCCGCGTTTACTTCATCGATTGCGGTTACAACTTCTTCTGCTATGGGTTCGGTTGAGGCAGCGGCTGCTTGTTCTTGTCTTTGCGCTTCTGTTTCGACGGCTTCAGGGGTTTCAGCGACACTGGGTTCCTCCTCCGAAATTAATTCGTCATTTTCAAAAATACCTGTTTTTACAGCGCCACTAGCGTAAGTGTACGTCCCGCGCCCGTTGAATAAATCGTTTTTAAATTCACCAACATATGTGTCGCCATCAGCGAAAGTGTACGTTCCCTGCCCGTCAAATTTACCGTCTTTATGTTCGCCAACATATGTGGCACCATCAGGAAAAGTGTACGTCCCTTGCCCGTTAAAGTTACCGTCTTTATATTCGCCAACATATGTGGCGCCATCAGGGAAAGTTCGTGTTCCCTGCCCGTTAAAGTTAGCGTTTTTAAACTCTCCAACGTATGTGGAGCCATCAGCGTAAGTAAGTGTCCCTTGCCCGTCTGTTTTACCGTTTTTAACTTCGCCTTCATACCGGTTACCATTAGGGAAATTTATTACCCCCCGCCCATCAGGTACGCCATTTAGAGTTGTCCCGACGTATGTGCCACCGTCTTTGTAAGTTATTTGGCTCTCTACTCTTTGATCAGGCGCAGCAGCAGGTGGTGTTTCCAGCGCTTCGGCAGCGGTAGGCGATACAGCAGGTTGGGCCGCTCCCACAGTTGTATCAGGAGTAACACTAGGTACGGTAGTAGTAGGGGTAGTAATAGCAGTTTCACTTGGCCCTCCTTCTAATGCAGCACGTTGTGTTCCCGTTCCGACATCAGGCGCTCCAGCAACCACTCCAGTAGCATCCAGTCGTTGACTGATAGGTTCTCCAGCTCCGGGGGCAACTCCACCCATTCCGGCTGGGCTAGGCATTGCAACGCCAGCTCCACCTGTTTCACTGATAGGTGCGGTAACATCGGCGGCTCCTGTAGTGTCAACGGGTATCTTAAATATGCCAAACTTGCCGTCGCCCATGTCTTGAACAGCAAAATTTTCCTTAGGGCGGTTAAGCTTCAAAAGTCGCGTGCGTTCTTGCGCTTCTTCGGGCGTGTTAAATACAAAAAGCGGGGCTTCACCAGTCTGCTCGGGAGGCTTAGCACCATCTACCTTCTCGCTTAGGCGCTTCTCCGTAGCAATCTCATTCATCGCCACGATCATGGCGGACTGACGGTCTATGTTGCCCCTAGCCTCAAGCTCAGCAGCACGTTGTAGCACGCGCTCCTCATCACTACCCGGAGGCGGTGGCGTATTTTGTAGATTGTTAATGCGGGCTTGTAGCTGACTAACATTGCGCTGTTGTACAGCTAGGTCTACTGGGCTAGTAATGCCACCAATTATTGCGCCCGCACCAGCTTCTAACGTACCTTGCGTAACAACACCGCGCATCGTCGGTACATCAAAACCTTCGTTCTGTAAGGCAAGATTCCGCGACAGCTGTTCTTGTGCACCTTGTAAGAATTCAGGCGCGGCTTCTTTAAATGCGCCTTTAACTACAGACCCCGCCAGTGATTTCTTAGCTATATCTTCAGCCGACTCAACAGCAATCTTACGCCCCATCAGACGTAGCAGGGCGGGCTGTGCACCGGTAATAGACTCTAGAATACCAAGCCCTGCACCGGTTGCAATCATGCCGGTGTTATCACCAAAGTAGTCCTGAGCTTTAACCGCACGGGCTTCAGCATCAGCGGGCTTATAACCAGCTTTGACTAGTTCTTCTTTAACGGTTTCGTAGATTGCGCCTTTAACCGTACCAGCACCCATCGTTGCGCCAGCCACAGCCGCAGCGGGTAGCCCCCCTGCCAGACCAGCAATAAGAATTGGCCCCGTGGTACCAAACGCATTAACTACGGTGTCCACTGGAGCAACAGATAGCGCTTTGATACCAGCACCAACTTGATCAAGGATGCCTTTATCTTCCGCATCTTTCATGATGCGTGCCATCTCAGCCGAGTCTTTCTTGGACTGTGCGCTCATCAGGCCAGCCAAGTGCTCTTCTACTTCACGTAAGTTCTTAGATGTAGACGAGTCAGCACCGAAAGCGTCAGCTAGTAGCCGTACGCCAGATACGAAGCCCTTCTGAAATTGCAGCGGAACGTCGGCAACCTGTCTGAATACAGACTGCTCTTCTGGGGTTGGTTCTTTTTTAGCTATTGCGTCTTCAAAAGAAAACGTCGCAGGTGTAGCGGGCTTTAGGGCTTCTTCGAAAGAAAAAGTCTGCGGCTGTTGCGGCTTAGGTGCGGGTCGCAGAGCCTCTTCAAACGAGAATGTGTTTGCCATTATTAGATCGCTTCAAACGCCGCACCATTCCAACGCGCCGGGCCTCGCGCTGTGTTATAGACTGAGCCTTTTTCTAACTCAGCTTTATTAGCTGGCATAGGGAGCGCACCTTGAACTGACATTGCACCGCCACCGCCACCGCCACCGCCACCGCCACCGCCACCAGCGCCACCCATGCCTGCAAGTATCTCAGCAGTTCTATCTTTAATCCACAGGTCTTGTGCGTCGGCTACAGAGATACCCTTTTCTTTTGCAATGCGACGGAACTCTTTGTTCGAAACGGAATCTCGCTCTTTCAACGCCTGTTCACGTGCATCCGAGTAAATCTTACGCTCTAGGTCTTTACCGCGAATATCTCCGGCGTACTGCTTCATGGCATTAGCGGCGTCTATTGTCGCCTGCTTGTTCATGGTTGCCAGCTCTAGTTCGCTAGGTTGCTTGCCGGGATTCTTAGCCCTAAAGTCCGCCATGGCTTGACCCAAGAAAGCAGATTGTGCGGTGCGGAAGTCAGTAGGTTTGTTAGCGGCAGCATACCCCGGCCCAGCACTAATCCTTGCAGCCTCAAGCTGGTTAGCCATTTGCTCTCGTTTAAGCTGAGCTTCGCCCAACACCTTGGCCTGATCCATTTTTAACCCAGCTATCTTCTCTGCCTTAGCATCAGCCTTGTCGCCATACTTCTCTAACATATCCCACTCACCACGCTTCTCTGCACGCTGAGCTTTCTTCACATCGATGTCTAGCAACTTCTGCTGACGCTTGATCTCACGGTCAAGCTTCATTGCCTTCTCGCCTTCTTCGGCTGCTACACCAAAGGCTTCGCCAAGTTCAGCTGAGAACGTAGTACCGGAACGCCCAAATTTAGCGGCAGTTTTAAGTGCTAAGCCTGCGCGTTGGGATGCACGCTCTTCAGGAGTTAAGGCTAGCGACTTAGAAAATTCTTGCATAGCAGGAATAGACTCGTCTGGCCCCACATACTCTTTGTATCGTTTAAGCGCCGCTTCGGAAGTTGCCGCACGCTCTTCAGGAGTAGCAAATATTTTGCTTGGGTCCATCGCAGCAAATTCTGAAATATAGTCAGGCTTGGCTTGAACTTTATCTCCTTTAGCAAAAGCCACGATGCCACCACGCGCCATCTCTTCAGACTCTTGTGTTGGTTCAACTTCGCCTACGGCAGTATCAGAAAACATCCGTGGATCTATCGGCACCTCGTCAATACCCATCATGGCATCACGCACAGTACCCTCAGGCACAGCGCGAGCAAGCATCTTCCCTTCTTCCATCATCTGACGGCGGTCCATCTCAGCTTGCACTATGCCCAACGTCACGGCGTTATTAGTACTACGCCCAATCGTATCTAGCTGCTCACTAGACATCTTCTTCATCATACCCATGAGCTTCTCAGGAGGCACATCGTACGACCTCCCTCCACCTGCCATGGCAATACCACCTTCAGCGTAGCTTTTAACGACGCCGCCTTCTTTCCTAAATAGTCCAGACTGCCCCAGCTGAGATATACCGTACGCACCAAGACCTAACTGCGCCAACTGCGACGGCATCGAAGGAGGAGCCTGATACATCTGGTATGTAGTCTGCGACAACGGACCACCACGCAAGATGTCCGACATGAACGACAATTGCTGTTGTGGATAACCACGCTGGGTCAAGAAGTCTTGGTACCCCTGCGTAAGTTTTTGCTGCTCTAATGCTTGTTGTTGTGCACCAGCTGCGGCCTGCGCCTGCATTGCTTGTTGCTGTTGAGCAAACTGAGATTGCCCGAGTTGACCAAGCGCCCCCGCTGCGGCAAGTTGCTGTTGCAGACCTTGCATTCCATAACCAGCACCAAACTGCCGAGACTGCTCAGTACCACGCTGCGCCTCCATGAAGGCTTGCTGATTAGCTAGCTGTGCTTGTAATCTTGCTTGCTGTTCCGCATTAAATTGTTGCTGGGCTTGCTGGAACGCGCTTTGTCCGCCACGTGCTTGAATATCACCAAGCTGAGTTCCAAGATTGCGCTGGCGTTCTGCTTCAACAATTGCAGACCTTGCACCACCAAATGCACCTTGCTGCACTGCTTGAGCTTGTTGCTGCTGCCTCATGATGTCAGACCCGCGAATAGCTTCGCGTTTCTCAATATCAGTAACAGCTTGCTGATACGGCGACATGTATGCTGCCGCTGCGCCGGGCTGAGTAAAACTGCGCGTGCGAGCACCCAAAATACCAAACTGAGATGGTGCGTACGAAGCTTCACCCGCACGGATACCCGCCATCCCAGCTAACTGACTACCTAACCCAGTCTGTGCGGTGGGGCCTAACTCAGCTGCGCTTTGAAACGATTGTTGCTGGAGCGGAGTAAACCCAGCGACTCGCTCGCCTCTATACGCTTGGTATGGAGTATTAGTAAACGCCTCGGCTTTACCAAGCATACGCTCGACATACGGCTTGGCGTATTCAGGGATCGTAGTTGTAGTCTGCGTGGTGTTAGCAGGTTGCCCGCCTCCACCTCCATGCAGTTTGATCTTGCCACCTTCTTTTTTGAACGCATCTATAGGCAAATCAGGGATGCCCGCTAACGCCATCGCACGATCATTAAATCTCATAGTTTTGCTCCTACAACCCTATACTTTTCCTGAAGACCAAATCGTTGCCACAGTCTAGCTACCGATTCACGTGAGGCACCCTCAATATAGGTCGCGCCAAACGCTCTAAGCAACTCTGTAAACTGCGCGTACGTTTCGTGGCCTGTAATTAGCTTGCCACCCATCGTAACAACAAAGGCAACCCGATCTTTCGGGCGGTTGTAAAACTGAATCGTTGCGGCACCGTGTATAACTTGGTTTTCATCTATTGCAACTACAAGCATCCAAGTGCCGTTTGTTACATATAACTTAGCGTGTTCAATGTTGTAATCGTCTTGGTACGCTAAAGCGGCCTCTATGAATTGCTCCACTTGAGGCCACAGTTGGTTTACATAATTAACGTCTACGTGCTGTATCTTCATGCAGGCAGATGTTTGTCTGCTTTACTGTTAACTGCAACCCTACCTTTCCCTACCGACTTGCGCCGCGCTTTCTGCACTCGCTCCATCATCGCATACAATTTACGCGCTCCTGCTTCGGTGGAACCATTACCCAGTTCGGACACGATGCGGGCGGGAACAACGAATTCGCCATCAGCAAGGCGAGCAGGCTGTTTATTACCAATGACAGCAGGAATGGAATCAGATACGCCATCGCCGGGTCCTTTCAACAAACGACCACCATCAGAATAGCCACCCAAGTCAGAGATACCCCCACCAGCAAAACGCGGTTCTCCGCTATAAGCAGATACCCCAGCATCGCCGCTTGGTGAAATTACATTGACTGCTTCTGGGCGCTGCACCATCGGGTTGCTGTACATCGGCGTGTTGATACCCGCCATAGGGTACCCAGTGTTCGCGCCTACTGCATTCATCGCTGCCATTGTTTCTACTGGACCACCTATTGCATACGCTTGGGCTATACCACCTTCTGCTGCTTTATATGGCTCTTCTGGTGTGAAGGTGTAGCGCATCTGTTCTTGCTCGGCAGTGCTTCCACCTGTCGGTAGCCCGCTCAAGTTTTCTACTTCTAATCCGTAAGGACGGATCATGCCTTTGTCTTGTGTGGGCTGTTTTGGTTTTGGCTGCATTGCGCTATACAACCCGTATCCCGCAGCTGTTGTGGCGTATGGGTGTTCTTTAGCATAGTCTATGGCGGCATCCATGCTGGGGTTCTGCATTAAGTTGCCGAGGTTAGACAGGAAGTTTTCACCTTTGATAATTGGCGACCCAGTGGCAGCTTGCTGTGCAGCATAAGCATCAGCTACTTTAGAAGCGGTTGCCGCATCCCGCGCCATGTTTGCCTGAGCTAGATATTCTGGAGAAGTTGCATAGCCTTTAACTGCGGCGTCAAGTCCGGGGGTTGCGGTTTCTTTTGCTAACCCCGCTGCCCTACTAATTGCATCTCCGGTTGCAGACCCTGTTTTACCTAACTCCGCAACTTTGGCAAGCTCTACGCCTTTATTAGGAACTTGACTAAACGCTTGAAGAACTTGGTTCTGCCCCGCTAAGTTAGGGGCTACTTGCGCAAGCGTACTGCCTTGTTGTGCTAACGGGGCAAATGATTTCAAACCACCTAACGCGGGAGTTGCAGCACTAAAAATACCCGGTGTAGCTGCTGGAATCGCAGAAGGCAAACCCGCAAGCGCAGGAGTCGCGGCACTAAAAATACCCGGAGTTGCAGCCGCAAGACCTTTAGCGGCAAGAGCAGGAGCAGCTAAACTAGCCCCAGCGTAAGACAAAGCAGGCATCGCAGCCATGCTTGCCCCGGTACCCAACGCTGTTCCAGCAGCAATTCCTGAAGCTAAACTAGCACCACTAGCAAGCGCAGCACCCCCCGCTAAAGCAGAAGCCCCGGCGGTAGCAGGAACTGCGGCAGCGGCAGCGGGAATTAGAGCAGCCATAATTTCACCTCAATGTCAATGTGCGAGCAGTTTAGCACGCAGGTCATACCGCAGATACAAAACTTAGTGTGGCAATCGCACTTGGGACTGCTGGGCGATCAGGGGTTGTGCTTGTTGGGTAATGTTCTAACGACACCGCTGTATTAGTGGTTCTCCACATAATCTCAACATAGTCGTTTGCCGCCATGTCTACAAAAACATTTAGTGCCGCAATTAAGTGCGAAGGGTCAAGCGCAGATTTTCTTTGCTCAACATGAAACCGGCTATTAGAGTTGGCGACGTTAGTGCCGTTTTTTCTAATCCACACATCAACGTCATGCCCGGCATTATCAGTGTTTTTAAATTGTAAAGAAAACTGCAAGTTGTATATACCGGCGTTTGTCACATTAAGATGTGATGTATTTGATAACGTCACCCCACTGCTAAGTTCTGTTGTATCAAAAGCAACGGCATAAGCGACTGTAGTACTTGCCGCAGTCTGATCAGTTAAGTCACAAAATGAGCCGTAGGGCAGATATAGCCCAGTGCCACTACCACCCGCCGAGACATTTAACTGCGCAACAAAATTATCCAGTGTGTTGAAGTACTGGCGCAGGATGTTGTTAAAGCTGTCCTGATACCCCCGGTCATACTGTACTGGTGCAAACGGCAACGCCGGGGCTTTTGTCCGCGTAAGTAAAATTGATTCTGTGATGACAAGTTGTGTTGTCATTTTGCTTACCTTCGACCATCAGGACGTACATCGAGTCTGGGCACACCCAACTGCCACTGCGTACCCAAAGTACTAGACTCAATCTTGAACGCCAACTGTCTGCCGCGCACGCGGGTGTACACGATCTCAGTAAATTCCTGCACCGTATAGTTATGCACCGTGCCATAGTTCTGCGCTGACTCAACCGTCGGGCTAGGTGCTGTGCCGTAAGGTGAGCCGGGGTTCTGCCGTGGGCGCATTGTCATCGTAACTTCAGGGTGCGTTGGGCTTGGGCTAGTTGACCCGTCGAACGTAATATCCGGCAGCATCCGCCACACAAACCCATAGTTATGCCCATCCCCGATGTCGAAGTCGGACGACTGAATATAAGACTCAATGGGCGAAGGCGGGTTAGTAATACCGTCGTCGTTGCCAAGCTCATGGAACACAAGCTGGTTAGTTAATGTCGCTGCCATCGGGTAATCACGCAACGGGGAGTCGATCCACGCACTGCGCTCCATCTCGCCGTAATACCAGACTCGGTCAAGATAGTTAAACACCACGTAGCGATCAATCGGCACCGTAGATGTGATGCCCTCGGCTATTATTAAGTCACCGTTTTCTTGCAGCAGTGCGTAATTAGTCTCTTGTAACAAGTAGCCATTTAATGCTGTAGCTTCGGCGTCGGCAGAGCAGTAGAACCACCAGACCTCGCTAAAGCCCTCGTTAGTACCAGCAAAGCACTGCTGAAACTGATTGCGGCTGATGTTGTTATAGACGTAAGTACGCACCGCGCATGGCAGCGTCTCAACGCGCCCGGAGTAGACATAGAACTTGTCGGTGCCCATCCAGTACACCACACCCGCAGCGGTAGCCATCGCGTTCATACTGACGATAGAGATGTTGTCAGCCAGCAGCGTAAAGCCCCAGACGTAAGGTGGGCCTAAGTACTGCATCGAGTAGATCGCCGCGTCTGTCCAGACCAGAATCTCTTGTCGAGTTTGCAAAGCGCCGATAATCTCAGAGCCGTGTGAGAGTCTGTAGCTACCTGCTTGATTAGTCGCACTGGGTGTCCAGTCGGTATAGCTCTCCTGCGCAGACCAGCGAATTAACATCGGGTCTTGTTCTGCTGAGCCGTAGTCGTTACACCCGAACGCAATCACAATGCGTGATGAATCTGAGACAAGAATCTCGTTGGAAATAGTCGGCACATCTGACGTGCCGGTTAGCGTAATCCCCGCCGTCGTTCCTGTTGCCGCTGCACTCATGGTGTAAGTGCCGGTGCCGCCTGTGCCTGTGCCAAACGCCGTGATGGTGGTGTTTGCTGGAATATCTGTACCGGATACCGTCATACCAACGTGAATAGTCCCTGATACAACAGACTGCACGGTTAATGTAGTATTTGATGACGTGTCTGCCGTACCAGAAAACGACCCTACCAAGACACCGCGCGTCGATACATCCGGCGTGTTAGCGTTACCCGGCGACCAGTAATACAGACCGCCCTGACGAGGGCTAAACAACAAGTCTTGCCCAAAATTACTCTGACTCCAAAGGCGAAGCTGTGTACTGTTATTGCCCGACGCAGACTGCCCCCAGCCGTAGTAATCCACAGCGTTATAGACGATCACACCGTTTAAGTGAGACGCAGCTGTCGTGCCTAATGCACCCCGAGTACAGCCAGTGAAATCGGTTCCTGTCTTAGCCGTGTAGGTTATAAGCTCATTGTCAATCAGTATGGTGCCGTTTGCCGGGAAGTTAGCCGTGGAACCTACAGTAACCGTTGTCGTCGAGTTATTAATACCACCGTTTAACTGCGTAATAGCCGCACCAGTAATAACTCCGCCCCATAAACCCGCGCCCCAACCGTCTTGAAACGTACCTATGTTAGTGCCGTTGTTGATCTGATAGGCAGCAGTTACCGTGCCGCCACCTGTGGCTGTAGACGTGGCGTTACCACTAGCAATAAAACTATAACTGTTAGAGTCAATGTAGCGGATCGCATACTCGCCATTCAGCGTCAGACCCCCAACAGCCGATGCACCTGTAAAGGTTACAAAGTCCCCGGTAATTGCACCGTGATTCGCGTCAGTTACAACAACTACGTTTGAATTGATAGTCGTAGCAAACGGCCCGCTTAACACCGCAAACTGACGGATCGGGGTAATGTCGTAGTAGATAGAGCCGTACTCGATGTAGAACTTGCGCTCAGTGCCTACGCCCATCAAGTTAAATGATTTGAGCGTGATCCAGTTCCATAACGACCGACAGGTGCCGATGAAGGATATAGACGACAAGGCAGTCCAACCGCCAAGCTTCTCGGGGTAGCCAGAACGAAAACGAATTTTGTCACAGTCGTACCATCCGCCCTCATTAGCGAGTGTCGTTCCTTCTCTATTGACACCCGGACGGAACTGCAATTTTTGTAATGGCATTTTTACGCACCTGACTTGTATGGGCGAGTGCCCCTTTTGTCAATGATAAGCGCCATCTTTCGAGGCTTGCCCCCTACTGTATTGGGAATGCTAACGTGCGTCCAGCCACCACCGCGCACTGGGTCTGAGAATTCTCGTATCACCTGATCGTATGGCAGCGTTGAGGCGATGATGCGCTTAACTACTTGGTCTGGCACCATCCCGCCCACACGAATATCTGCTGCGGTGCCGTGGCAATGCTGACTCGTCTTTGACCCCCGTATGGCGGTGTTGACCTCAGGACTCCGGTAGGCAGAGTTGATGCTGATGGGTTTGCCAAGAAGCGCCCGTAAAGATTCCAAGAATGCTGCCAGCCGCCGTAGGTTCATCAGATGGTCGTTGCCGGGCGTGTTGTCCAGCCCGTTCCTTGCAGCGTAGTCGCTGACGGTCAACTCATCTAACGTGAAGTTCGGCGAGAGCTTCATTTTTTCATCAACTCCTTGGTCTTGTCCTTGCTGCTCTGGCTAGACCCGAAGAAGAAATTTAAGATGGTGGCAACCACTGTGCCAAGAATGAACCCAAGCACCGTATCTACAAACCGGATGTTCTTTTCCGGAATGTCTGCCACCGTGATGAGGATGATGTAGCCAACCGCAAAGGCTGACCAGAAAGCAGCAAGGATGTATACGAACCGGCGCACCCACGGGTCGGCATTCTCCATCGCCTTCTCCTGCATATCCCGTGCATCCTGCGTGTTCTTAAGATCAATCTCCGCCATAAACTCGGCGTGTTTCATCGCAGCCATCTGTATATCTGCCAGCTTGCTGTCGTCAAGTACGCCGTTTTCGTTGGGTTCTAGCTTTATGCCAAGCTTCTCCTCGACATGATCCAAGCCTTTATCCAGTACGGCATCAGCTACTTTTTGCAAGCCAGCGCCTGCAAGCTGCGAGAGAATCGGCGCAAGTATCGGCAGCATTATTTTCCTCCTGCGGTAACTGTATCGTCGCCTTTGCGAACGGTAACCTTGCCATCTTCCACATCAACACGCATCGGCGCTTCCTGACGGTCTAGCCTGTCTAGCTTATCGATCAACTGCTTCATGACTTCAAACTCAGGCTTGTCCTGCTTGGGCGTAGCACCAGCAATGCCGTTTAGCATCGAGATCAATGCGGTCAGCGCAGCGGAGACCAGACCAATGACTGCGGCAATCTTGGACTCATCCAGCACAATACTCGCACCGACACCAACAACCACAATCGCAGTTATATAAGCCAGCCCATGCTTGCCAATCGCTTTACCTGCTACTTCCTTGGCAGTGCTTTGCGCTTCGAGCCTGTTTAGTTCGGCTTTGGCTTGCGCCTTAAATACTTGCAGATCGTGGTCTTCCATGTTTATTCTTCCGGCTTTGGTATCTGCTCGTTAAACTGTGCTACCAGCTTTTGCCACAACGGATGCGCTCCTGACTGTGTTGGCAGGTTGCCAATGACTTGCACGATAAACTGCGCTTCGTTCTGGTCTAGTTCAAATTTCATGCTGCGCCTTTCAATGCGGCTGCTTGCTGTGCTTGATATGCCGCAACCACTTCAGGAGTCCACGCCGTATTGCAAATAGCAGCTACGTTAGCTGGCTGACCAGCAAGGTCTTGCCCCGGTGTTAGAGATGTACGGTGATAGGTCTGCGTCAGCACCTTGCCATCTTCAATGATCCTAGTAGCTTCACGATAGAGAACAATGCCGTTCTCAACCACAGTAATTTGATCCACAACTGTTTCTTTGGTAATTGCCATTGCTGTTTCCTTTCAAAGTCCGTCTGCATCAGTCCAACGCAAATAATTAGCTTCCTGTTCGATACATAGCGTGACCAACAATATACCCACCAGCTACCTGCGCCGCAGTTGCTAATGACGCGCCACCAACATTCTGTCTCCAAATTGCAATGGTTGTATTATTTACATCAACAGTAAATCCAAGTGATGTTGTTTGGTCTACCCAAGCCGAAACACTAGATTGTGCAAGTATATTTAAGTTATTTGATGTAAACGGCAAACCAGAAATGCTGCAACTATTACTAGTTGTTCCAGTTGCACTTGCGCCGATATAAAACTGAGCAAAAACAAGTTGCCCGACTTTAACGTACATACCGTATTGACCTCTTGGGTATGTAAAAGACGCTCCTGTTGAACTTAATGATGGTGTCCAAGTCCCTTCCTCATAATCATCCAGCGTATTAGCGTCTGACGATGCGGAGTGTGTAGCAGGGAAAGCGATACCTGTACCGGTTGCTGAGGTGTTGCCGCCAGATAGACAGAGGATTGGTGCGCCTGCGTTGAATCTGGCGCGTTCGGTTGCGTTAGTGCCAAAAACTAACGGTTGGTTTTCGTAGTTATAAACATAACCTTGTCCAGCTAATGACCCTAGCATTAGGCCATCTGCATTAGTGGTTCCAGTTGACGATGATTGTAAATAGATTCGTGAATCCGTTCCTGAATCATAAACTGCCAAATTGTCGGCAGGCGAACTCGTACCAATCCCCACGTTGCCGGAGGAATCTACTCTCAGCCTCTCACTACCACCCGTAGCAATAGCCACCGTATCCGCAGCAGGGAAAAATACGCCTGTGTTGCTGTCTGTGCCTTCTAATGACGGGTTAGACGCAGTACCATCTACGCCGCTGACTCCGTTTGTGCCGTCTAGTACGAGTGGCATGGTTATGCTCCTTCCAATGCTGCTACTTTGGCTTTAAGTTCGTCGATCATGGCTTGCTGTTCTTGGATGGCTTTGACTAACACCGGAATCAATGCCGCCGCGCCGACGGTTTTGTAGGGTTCAGCATCCTCGTCATCAGTTTCTTCTTTTGCTGCAACATCAACAGCATCAGGGAATACTTGTTGAATTTCTTGGGCAATAAACCCAAGTTGATTCTTCCGGTCGTTGCCAAAGCCTTCTTTGAAATCAAACCGCACAGGGCGCAATGCCGTAACAACAGCTAAACCTTCATCAGCATCACGGATGTTTTCTTTTACTCGTTGGTCAGAAATAGATTGCACCGTAGTGTTTTGTGCAAATAAAGTTCCATCACCGCGAACCCTGAATTGACCCGCGCCTCCAGCGTTTGCCTGTATTAGATCAAAGCCTGTACCTGCCGCTGTGCCTGAAGTATCAATCAACACTACGTCATTTGCGTACCCACCACCGTCAGCAACAAACCGACCAACTACCGCCGTTCCATTGACCCGTAATCTTGCATCATCCGTTGTTGACCCCACCAGCAAATTACCACCGCTGGTGATACGGGCGCGTTCGGAAGGTGTAGTAGTGCCTGTGAAAAATAAAATCTTAGCGCCAGCACTTGTGCGTGGGCATAACGCTAAATCACCGTTAATGCCACCAACCGTATCCGGAACCCAACCAACAAAACAATTAGGAGAGTTTGATGGCAGCGCGGAAGCATAACCAAATCGAGTTCCGTTTGTAGTTGTTTCACCAAAGTATGCTGGTGTTGCGCCAATAGATTCAATTTTGTTACTAGGCGAACTCGTACCAATCCCCAAATTCCCATTCGCATCCAGCGTCATTGCTTGGGTGAAGGTGATAGTGCTACCTGCGCTTGATGAACCTGCGGTAAACCAGTCGTGTGCGCCAAGATACTGACGATACCGTGTTGCACTACCCGTATTGAGGCGAACAAAGGCGCTTGAACTGTTAACGTAAGTGTTATATGTAATTTCTGACGTAACACCAGAATCTGTATATAACCCCATCCAAGCGCCAATTTGAAACGCCTTGTCGCTACCGGTTCTCCAAGCAGCAGGCGTTACCCCTAGCCCTGCGTTACCAGCACTATCTACACGCAGTCGTTCCGTACCACCTGTACCAATAGCTACCGTATCCGCACCCGGAGAGTAAATACCCGTATTCGTATCGCCTGAGAACGTAATACTCGGAGCCGCTGCTGTTCCTGCTTGTACCGTCGTAGGGCTAGTCACAAACGTCGCAGCACCGCCTGATGTCAGCGTAATAACGTCCGTGCCGCCTACCTGTATAGCTGCGCTGCCGTCTGAGTTAGCTTTTAGCCCCGTTGACATTATGCTTCTCCTTCATCTGCTGGCAATGGTTCGTTGCCCGCGTCGAGCCACTTCAAATAGGCAACGTAATCTGAATTTGCTGGATCAAAGCAAAAGCTAGTCACAGAGCCATCGCCGTTGTCACGCAACACGCCATACTCTTTGTTTTCGATACCGCCTTTGAGCAATTTGTACATTTATAGCTCCGCAGATAATGCAAAAGAACCAGATGCTGTATTGTTAAACAGCAATTCATAAGCTCTTGTTGCTGTTAAAGGTGTTCCTCCTACACCCCAAGTAACCATAACCAAATTTTGAGAGTTTGCAGCATCAATTACCAAATTAGTTAATGCAGTAACTGTAACACCGTCATAGAGAGCAAATGTATTAGCAGCAGTTGCTGTCAAGGTCGGCGCAATTCGCATGGTTGCTTTTAATTGAACGTGCGTAAGTCCATTCGAAGTTGACGTCGCCGGACCGTAACCGATTCGTTGATAATTGTTAGAAACTGCCCCGCCACTAATCACTTGGCAGTATCTTTGGCAAAGCAACAACTCCGTACCATACGGTCTGTAATCAAAGCTCGTCGCTGTGCTGCCTTTTTCTAGTTGCACTCCGGTGATTAGCGTAGTGGATGCTGCGGTTTGACCGCGAATGACCTGAACCACAAGCCCATTTGCAACGCCAGCAGGCATGGAGTTAAACGTAGCGGTGTAGTAAGTCCACGCGCTAGATGGCGAGGCCGAAACGGTCGTGGAGCCGATCAACGACAACCCGCCAAAGTTATCTTGCGCAGTTGCGTTGTACAGCACAACTTGCAGATTATCCGAGCCGCTGCTGTTCTTAGCGAAAAAGGAAACGGTTACGCTTTGCCCTACCAAGTCTTGAGAATTAAAAGACTCAATTCTCTGCGCCAAACCATTTGCGCCGCCGCTGTTGCCAGAAACAGATGCGCTAAAGCGAAAGCCTGTCGGGGCATCTGTCGAACGCGAAATCGACGTTGAAGCGCCAGACGGGTTATAGAAACGATCA